ATGTGCCTGCTAAATCTTCTAATGCCATTAGAACTCCGTTATTATATCAGTAATCAATCTTTCAATCGATTCAAATTTATTTAATTCTTGATGCGTCTTCCCTTCATTCACTGGAGATAAAAATGCTCCATGAGTCGACGGGTTTGATACAAAATCAAACGCAATTAATTCAAAGTCTGGCTGCACTTGTAGTGCATTGCTGCCATCTTCATTTACAATTTCTTTTACTGAACCCATCCCTCTTGAAGAAATACCTAATCTAATTCCGGACTGGAAAAGTTCTTTCAAGATATTACCTGATGGTGTTCCTAATACTTCTACTGCTCCAACTAGGTCATTACCCTTCCACTGCATCTCAATTACATTATGAGAAACGTTATTAAGATTCACAACTGATGAATCTGGATGGTCTAGTTCTCCCATCGCTCTACGCTCTGCAACAAAATTTTGAGTATATTTAGTTGCTTCACGCATTAATATTTCTTTTGGATATACACGACCGTTTTGGTTTTTAGACTCCGCACGTTGTAGTACTCCCCTTACAATTAATCGTCCATTGTTCTTAGCCAAAGACTCATTAATTTGTTGAGGCGTTACTTCAAATACTGTATAGTCAACTAATAATCGCTTTTCCATTATTATAGTCCTTTCATAAACAATCCAGAATTAATGAATTGTTGTTGTTGTGCAAGTCTTTTACGTTCGTCTGAATAACGACGTTTAAGTTGTTCCATTGTTAGCTCTTTACCTTCATGGGCTTTAACAAACTGTGTCCAAGATCGATCTGGTATCATTGCGATAGTTCCTTTAATCTATTTGAAATTTTTGTAATACGCTCATTAATTTTCAAAAAACGCTTTCCAGTGGACTTCCAAAAATGGGAAGAATCAACACCAGACTCTTGTTTTAGCTTTAAATTATTGTGTACAATCTTTTCTATTTCAGCTAACATTTTGTTAACTTCTGCAATTCCTTTGTTGACTTTCTGACTAGGGGATGAAGTAGGATCCTTTTTAAACTCTCTATATGAAACTGCTTCATTTACAAATACGTATGTAGCAGGGTCGCCATTTCGCTGAGTACCGTCTATTGCTACATTTTCCATTCCATATTTTTTTACTAATGCTTTTACTGCTTCCTTATCCTTTGCCGGCGTAGTCATTTTCCAGTCGCCATCTTCCTTCTCGATCATATGTATTAACAAATCTTCTCGAGAAACTGGATGAGTACCTATTTGGTATTTGCTTGGCTTGCCTATAGATTCTTCAATATCATTAATACCGTACATTTCAGACATCATTTTCTTGAACAAGGATTGTGATTCAACAACTTTAGTATGATTCTTAGTCTTCTTCATTTTCTTTAGTCCTGATTGTTCAGCATTATCATTCTCATCTTCTTCATCGCCAAAAGCTTTTGGAGTACGTGGAGGGCCTGATCCTCCATCTATGGCTCCAGTAACAGACATTTCATCAAGTTCGTCCGTCCACTTTTCTTTCATCTCTTTAAGATATCTCATCACTGAAACCTTTTGAATACATATGCAACGCCAGAGGTTCCAGTAACTACCCTTTTCAATCCGATATCATATATAGTATTTGCAGTAAATACTGCAGCATCAATAACTGTACCGTTAGATGCAGTAACTTCCAGGCCAGACGCGTTTTGTACTAATATTGCTCCATAGCCATATAATGACCCCGTCAACTCTACCGAGTCATTTGCAATACGTATTGGCTCAACGTAACGACCGGGGTGGCCTAATCTTTTAAATTCGTCTACATTTGCTGGATTATATGATAGATCGGTCCTTGCCATTACTTAGCTCCTAATTTTTTAATTTCTTCTATTAGCTCATAATACCTCAATATTGTCAAGACATCTTTATCTTTAATTACATGACGCTTATTAAGCTCTTCCAACATGTTCGAGATTTCATGCAATTTAATTCTTACAACCTTACTAGGAATAGTACTAGTCAACTTATCTAAGTCCGTCTTAATTGTTACAACTTCTGATAGGATATAATCTTTCAATTTAACTGTATCGGTAACATTATTAATATACTCACGAAGTAGTTTTTTCTGCTTAGGGCCTAGGTCTGAATATTTCTGATTGAATTTATCTATTACAATCTTACTAGCTAATATACGAATGTCTTTATGTTCGTTGACAAGAACTGTTTTTTCTTCTACTTTCTGGTTCTTGTCGCGTTGAACATGTTCTGTTATACCGAATTTTGTTTCTACATATTCTTTCGGGTCATCTACTTCATTATACTCAAACAGCTTAAAGATAGATGCTTGTAGTTTATAATTAGTAACTCGTGCTTTGAAAAATTCATTCGGATTACAAAACTCTTTAAGGTCTTTAATAAGATTATACTTAGCACGACGTAGTTCCGATTCGGATAACTTTCCTCTTGTATTGATTACTGCCTCGACAAACTTTTCAGCTTTTGTCTCTGTCGGGAATGTCTCTTCCGACAAGGCGCGGTATAACTTAAGTTCTTTAAATAGAACTGAATTGGCACTGAAATGCTTTCTGATTAGTCTTAAAGCATTCGACTTACTACCATCCATAGTATCCGCAGCTACCTGGCGTATCAATAGCTCAAAAATTAAGCCGGTGTTTTTTACTTTAGAATGTTTCAGTCGTGCCATAAAATACGTCCTCTCATATATTCATGATTATTTTTAATAAATATACAATACTTAAGGAAACTATTGTTAAGTTACTCTTCTAAAAGGTTCTTCTCATCCAACAATGTACCGTTGTCTTTATCGACCTCTTCCTTGATCAAAGTCTTACGTATTACATCTTTAGACTTCATGGAAGCTACCAACGCAGATATCTCTGCATTCTCCATAGAAAACGGTCCGGATTTCTTCTTACGAGTATCTAATGGACTAGAATTTTGTTGCAATGATGTAGCTAACTCTTTTCCGGCTAGAGGATCGCGACCGAATGGCGACTTATGAGACCGGCCAGTAACGTTGCCTTTTGGTCTTCCTGGGCCTGGAACAACTTCTGGATGTAATTCTGGCATATCTGACTTATTAACATACATTGCTGCGATATCATGAGGAGTACCAAAGCTCTGATGAGTCTTAGTCGGGTCATTACCTTCTGATGCAATTTGATCCTTTCTGAAGTCCTCTTTCAAGTCATTAATAACTTGAGCTTGCATTGTCTGCCATTCGACTCGAGTCAATCCGTATATGTTTTCGTATATCCATTGATCAGAGAACATTCTAGATTCTTTAAGATTCTGGGCTAATGTTACCTTTTCGCTTAGAGTTTCTACTTTCTGTTTTTCATATATCAATGAAGGGTTAGTTAGAGATAAGTCGAAATTAATCAAATCTTCATCAGTAAACCCTTGAGCATATAAATGAATTACAGCAATTTTAGTAAGTTCTGAAACGAATATCTTCTGAATACGTTCAATTGTACGCGCAAATCTAATATCTTCTTGTGCTAAAGTACCTTTACCTTCTACGCCTTCATCGTAACCTAAGAAAGCTTTTGGTATCTTTAATGCGCTAAATTGTTTATTCTTAAGATAATCGATATCATCAATCTGTCCGTCTGAGGATAGTCCGGGCAATGTATCAATTTCTGTGCCGCTTTCTCCGCCTCTAACTGGCATGAAGTAATCTTCAATACTATTTTGTATGTTGAACTTAAGATTATAATCTCCTGTAGTCTCATCAATATACGGAACTTTCTTCATTCCATTAATGATGTTCTGCATATGCTGATCTACTTCATTAGGCGGAATGTTTCCTATATCAATCTTGAAGATCCTACGCTCCGGTGCTCTCATTATCCTATGAATAAGCATAGCATCTTCCATAAGAGATAACTGTTTAAATATCTTACGAGCTGGCTCTATCATTGACTTACCATATGGCAAGAAGTTAGTATCCGACAATAATCGGAAGTGGGCAATTTCAAATGGTTCGAATATCTTCTGCTCTCCCCTACTCGCAATAAATGATCCAGCTGAATGAGTGCCTTCTAATACAAATCTATGAGCATAAGGATTTTCTAATTCATATCCTTCTTCTCTACGTATCTCATATGGAGATATCGGCACTACATTTATAATCCCAATATCTTCTTCAATATCTAAATGTAGATAAAAATCTCCATACTTACAAGCATTACGGATCCAGGGCCATAGATTGAAATCGATATTTAAAATGTCATTAAATAGATTACGTAGAACCTTTACAATCCTTTCATCGTGTGATCGAATTGTAAGTGTATCCCCGTCATTGTCTTTAACTGTAGATTCATCTGCGTAGATATCTAACGCTGAACTAATAATAGGATCAGCATCCATTGCTTCATAGTCACGGAATAACTGGATCTTTGCAGTATGGAATGATTGATTTTGTCCATATGTATTATAGCCAGGCATTCCTCTATGAACACCGTTAAACCTATCTACATGGTTTCTGTTTGATAAGTTACCGCTAGACTGCAGTCGGTTTGTATCAACCACTTTAAGTCTATTCTTTGCAATCCTACGTACTATTACATTTGTAGAAAATAGACGTGAAAGCCTAGCCCGTAATGATGTATCTACCATGAAATTTGCATTTTAAATAAATATTAGATTAACCAGGTAAGATCTTCATCTCCCTGGCCATTTGGGTTCCAATTCCACTCATCCTGCTTCTTTTTAGCGTTAGTATACACTCCTTGCACCTTCCCGAAGTGTCCTAAAGAACGTCTGGATAACTCGATTCCTTGTTGTTGTAACCTTATCGCCGTATCACGTATCCATAATGCAATTGCAAATGACATTACCAAGTCATCATTATATCCTTGTTGTGCTTCTGCTTTATGACCACGCCAGATGAATGTAAGCAATTCACCATGTAAACGTTCTGAGTGAATAATTGGTACTTTCTTTCTGAAGTATGTTTCTAGTTTTGATATGATGAGAGGACGTGTTCTAGCATTTGTTGAGAATCCAACTACTTTCTTATCCTTACCTTTCAAGTCATATCCCTTACTCAGCTGTATTTCCTCGTCTACATATCCATCACTTCTATATGAATAATATAAGTTTTCATATTTACGGTCAATTGCTATTTGACAAACAGCCCATCCTATATTAGCATTTTCAATAACTAGTAAGGCATTATTCCATTCTGTAGCTACATTGACTAGCATATGGCCGAATTCGGTAGTACCTAAACGTCCTTTATATTCAGCTACTTGCCGCATAGATTCTAAGTCTATAACATGGAATGCCGAGTAGTCAGATGAGTCGCCTCGGGCCACATCGGCTACTACTGCATAGCTAGCATTAGCTGTATAACTAGGATGTTCCCATAACCAATAATTGCCATCAGCTCCACGCTTTTCAATCGGATCTTTAATATGCGATTGTTTATACCATTCAAGTACCGGGCCGTCCACTACAGTATGACCAGATGTAATAAATGAACAATCACATTCTTGCGCAGCCATTTTAGGTCCAAGCAATTCGTCTTGCTTATCTCGCCATGGCTGGTCTCGTTCTGGATGCAGTGTCCAGTGTAATCTGATAGCATTAAATTCGGATGCAGGGTCGTTTATTGCAGACTCCCATGTCTTATGGAATAAATTACCAGTACCATTCGGGGTTGATAACATTATAGCAGAACCGCCAGTCGCTAGTGTCTGTTGCGCCGAAACCCATATATCATCAACTCTATCAATGAACGCTGCTTCATCAATTATTAATAATGACAACGCTTCCGATCTAGCTGAATCACTTTTCGATGATACTGCTTTGATTTGCGACCCGTTAGATAAGTGTAGCGAAAGTTTGTTATCCTCCATGCTACTACTTCGCAACCACGAAGGTAAATTGTCATGCATGACACGTACTTTCGTAACTAGGTTCTTCGCAACTTCTTGTGTTGTTGCAATTACCAATACCTTAAAATCTTCTTTGAATATCATCGACCATAATGCATAGCCAGCCGTTAAGGTTGAAATACCCATCTGTCGAGACTTAAGGATAACGTTGTAACGATTATCTCTTAACTTTAATAATGTATCTTCTTGAAATTCATATAAATGAAAAGGGATCTTTCCTCGCATTGGATGCTGGATCATACAATACCTGCGCATAAAATGGACCGGGTCCATCGCACATCGTTTATACTCTTCCCGTATAAGTTCTTTTATACTTTTCTGCTTAGACATTAATTAAACAAATTAGTTAGAATGCTATCGATTTGATCTCGGGCGATATAACCAATCGCAATCGCTAATGGTAATCCAATTACAGTCGCCCGTTGCTGTCTTTTCATACGCCTATTCAATTTAAAGG